TTGATGCACCAAGACGAGAAGATCTGCATCGCCTCATTCGAGATGAAGCCGAAGGCAACGCTCGCACGCATGGCGAAGCAAGCCTGTGGTCATCACCTGCCGACAGATCGCTATGTCGATGCGATGTTGAGCCACGCAACCGGACGCCTCTGGTTGTACGACCGCATGGGGCACACCGACCCCGAGCATTTGCTCAAGGTCATGCGCTACGCAACGAAGAAGCTCGGCCTCAATCACTTCGTCATCGACTCGTTGATGAAGGTGGTTGCTGGCGAGGATGACTACAACGGGCAGAAGAACTTCGTGAACGAGATCTGTGCGTTCGCGCAGGACTACGACGTGCACGTGCACCTCATCCATCACAGCCGCAAGCTCAGTGATGAGAACACGATCCCCGGAAAGATGGACTCCAAGGGATCGGGCGCAATCGTCGATCAGGTGGATCAGTGCTTCACCGTTTGGCGCAACAAGAAGAAGGAACAACAGAAGCAAGCAGGCAAAGAAGTAGACGAGAAGATGCCCGACGCTTTCGTGGTCTGTGACAAGAACAGACATGGAGAGTGGGAAGGGAAGGTCGGTCTGTTCTACATCCCCGGTGCGTGCTCATACACCGAGCACCCGAACAAGCCGATGTACCACACCTACTCGAAACACATGGAAGTTGAAGGAGAACCGATATGAGCATGGCCCCAGTAAAAGATCACCTCACAAAGGAGGCCATGAAGCGGGCGACTGACCACAACTGTCGCGCCACGTGCGAATACTCAATCGTCAGGGATGTGTACATCGTCCGCGTTCAGAACGTGAGCACAGGGAAGCGAGTCGAGAAGATTCTTGAACGATTCGAAACCGATTCGGTCGGGCTGGACAATCTTGTGTCGAAGACCATCAACTCAATGGTTGATGCGATGTCGTCAGCACCAGTCTCGCTCGAGCATGAGCTTCAACGATACAAGGACATCGTGAAGCAACTGTCATTCGAACTCGAGATGGCACAGGAGACGAGGCCCGATGTGGTTGCGCGTGTGAGCGCGATTCGCAAGGCCGCACTCGAGCAAGCCGCTGAGTTCGTCATGGACTGGGGCATTCCTCGCGACGGCAAAGACTTCGAGGAGATGTGCAAACAGATCACCAAGCTCAAGGAGTCGAAGAGCATGGCCGTTCAGCGCGGACTCGATGCAATGACTGCGGCATTCGGAGCAAAGCAATGAGCGATCAAGGCGTTGAGTTGCGGAACCGGATGCGGGACGAGGAGCGTCGCAAGAACAGGGAGAAGATGCCCAACCTTGCGAAGGTGGTTGATGAGATCAGAGAGAAGTTCCCCGGTGCGAAGTTGATCTGGGGGAAAGATCTGTTGACTGGGCATGAGGTCGGCAAGCTCGATCCGGTAGACCCAGACAAGGTGTTCACCATACCGAAGGATTACTTCCCATCAACTCCATTGGAGATCAAGCCCAAGAAGAAAGGAAAGCGATGAGCGATAGAGCAGAACAGAGACTCGCCGAGTTGCGACAGATGTCGGAGGAATATGCGAAGGCGTACTCCGAGCGCAACTACCTCGAGGAATTTCGCAAATCAAAGATGGCGATGCTGATGAAGCAAGCCGAGATCGACGGCCACAAAACAGCCGCCGCACAGGAGCGCGAGGCCAGAGCCGACCCCGAGTACATGGCTCTCTTGCTCAATCTCAAAACCGCAACCGAAGCCAGCGAAAGACTGCGCTGGCATTTGGAGGTTGCGAAGTTGGGGGTTGCAGTCTGGCAGACACAGAACGCAAACGAACGAGCAGAAAGGAGAGCTTATGGTGCATGAGGTTTGGGCTGATGTTTCTGGCTACGAGGGTACATACCAAGTATCAGATCACGGCAATGTTCGCAGATGGAAGTCCGGCGTTCGCACCGGCATCAAGGGCTGGAAGAATCTTCGCCCAACAATGAGCAACGGGTATCGCTACTTCGTGTTGTCCCTTCGCGGCGTCATAAGTCGAGTGAAGGCTTCACGTCTTGTGTTGGTGACGTTTGCTGGCGCTCCGTTCCCCGGACACGAGGCGTGCCACAACAACGGCGACCGAACAGACGACAGGTTGATGAACCTGCGGTGGGACACGCGCAAGGGGAACCTCGCTGACAAACACAAGCACGGAACAGCACAGGTCGGGGTGAGGCACCCAATGGCGAAGCTCGACGAAGAGCAGGTGTTGAGCATCATCCGAGCAACCGGAACCCAAAAGGCAATCGGTGCTGAGTTCGGCGTCTCTCAGTCAACAGTTCATGCGATTAAGGCTGGACGACTGTGGTCGCACCTGCATACGCGGGGAGCCAGAGCATGAGCGCACTGACCAAACAGATTGCAGGGAGCCACTACAAGGGCAAGGCGATCCAGCCCGTGGAGTATGTCCACGCAAACGGGATCGGGTTCTTCGAGGGCAACGTCATCAAGTATGTGACGCGATGGCGAGACAAGAATGGACTCGACGACCTTGAGAAGGCCAAGCACTACATCGAACTATTGATTGAACTGGAGACACGAAATGCAAAACGCAAACCTCGAGCAAGCACAGGAAGCCGGAAGACAGGGAGCACTCGTAGCGGCAAAGCACGCCGACGCTGAGATTGGTGAGTGGACAACAGAAGCCGCGATTCTGTTCGTTGACTTTGCACGCGATGTGAAGAAGGGCGAGCCGTTCCTTACTGAGGATGCGCGTGAGTGGGCAGAGAAGGGAGGGTTCCCTCCGCCACCTGATCGCCGCGCATGGGGCTTCATCTCCATGTCCATGCACCGAGCTGGTCATGTAACGCAGTGCGGCTACGCACCCGCACGCACGAGCAATGGTTCACCAAAGGTTCTGTGGAGGGCAACTTGAAACCCATCCCCTCTTACATGAGCTTTCGTCAAGCACTCATCAATGGGTATGTGCAACGAATGGAGAGCCGTGCGTATCTGAACTGGGTGAAGTCGTTGCGCTGTGTGTCATGCGATGCGCCAGCCGATGACCCGCATCACCCGCATGGCGTTGGATACAAAGGCATGGGCACCAAGGTGCCTGACTTCTGGGCAATCCCCGTCTGTCGGAGCTGTCACGATGAGTTGCATCACGACGTTCACGCATGGGAAGAGCGATGTGGATCTCAGCTCGAGCACGCATCAATCACTCTGTTACAGGCCATCTATGAAGAAAGACTAAAACTTGTTTGATCTGTCCCTCTCCATCTATCCATCAAAGTGCAAGGCCGTAGGTTGTAGCAACAGCTCGGGAATGTTTGGCGTCTGTTCTCAACACCAGAGGCAGGCGATCAGTCGGCGCTTTTCGATGTACGCAAGCCAAGGCTGTGTAGATCACAACGCACCGAAGTGCTTCGACTCTCTCGATCAGTGGCACGAGTACACGGTTGCGTACTACCTCTCCTCGAGCAGTAAGCATCGAGGCGTTCCCCCTCGCATCGACTATTGCAGGGATTGCACGAAGAAGCACAAGGACAGGATGGTCGCATCGGGCAGATGCGCTCACCCTGAAACAGTCTTCGTTCGACCCGACGGCGCAGACAAAGATGTGATCGGCATCGCGCTGGTGGACTACAAGAAGTCCGGCGCATGGGAACAGGCTGTGATGGGGATGTCCGGGCAGGTGGTGACGATGCCACCGGGGGAGGTCATCGACTCTGTTCTCAGCGTACTCGCACGGCACAAGGCAGGTGGTCGCCCCAAGAAGGAGGTGACTGCATGATGTTGCCCTATCCAATTTCAACGAACAGATATTGGCGGAACTTCGGTGGCCGCACCGTGCGTAGCGCGGAAGCGATGGCGTACAAGGATGAGGTGGGCTGGATCGCCAAGAAGGAGAGGCTCGATCTGTTGACTGGGCCGGTGTCTGTCGAGATGACATTGCACCCACCAGCTCCCAAGGATTGGGAGAAGCGACAAAAGAAGGACTACCAGTGGGCGCTCAAGGTTCGACGCATCGACTTAGACAACGCACAGAAGGTCGTGCTCGACGCATTGCAGGGCATTGCGTATGTGAACGACAGCCAGATCACCAGCTTGTCGATCTCACTCGGTCAACCGTTCTTTCCCGACGGCGGGTTGATGGTGATCGTGAGTGAGGATGTTGTGTGGGGAGTACCCGCATGACAGTAATCGTATGGGATGGCGTGACATTCGCCGCAGACAAACAGGCTACGCAGTCTGACATGGCGCGCAAGGTCAAGAAGATTCGTCGCATTCGAGGGCACCTCGTCGGCGCGTCGGGTCAGTGGGACTTGGCGCAGGAGATGTTCGACTGGTTCGCGCAGGGCGCAAAGCGTGAGGCGTGGCCAGCAACGCAACGGACGGACGATAAGTGGGTTGGTCTGTTGGTCATCACACCGAATCGAAAGATTCTCAAGTACGAGAGTTCCCCGATCCCTATCGACTTCACTGCGAACAAACGCTACGCCTTCGGGAGTGGGCGCGACTTCGCATACGGAGCGATGGCAATGGGAGCTGATGCTCGAGCGGCTGTGTTGGCGGCATCGAAGTTCGACATCAACTGTGGCATGGGCGTGGACACCTTGACGCTGGAGGCAAGATGAAATTCAACAGCGTTGAGCAAGCCATTCGATTCGCGTTCAACATGAGCGAGCGAGCTGAATACTCGAGGTCAGATCCGTTAAAGGTTCGGGGCACAAGTTCGGAGGACTTGTCGCCAACAGATCTTCACGCACAGGCGGCGATGATTCACTCGATGCTCGGGCGCGTGCACCCTGCCGAGCGTGATGCCGTGCTTGCGTTGTACGGTCGAGGCAAAGCGAGAACAGATGGGATTCGAGGATTGGCTGAGTTCATCTACCCCAACGTGAAGGGGGCAGTGCCGCGAGTAGCGGACGTTCAGCTTGTGATGTTGCATTGGTCATCGAAGCGTCCGAGCATTCGATGGATTGCACAGGAGAGGGGTGTCAGCTACCGGCAGGTCTGCAACTGGAGGTCTGCGGTACTGAGAGCGTGGATGCCGTATGTTGTGAGAGCAACAGAGCGGCTACACGGAAAGATGTTTGGTGAGGGTGGCTTTGAGTTGGGGCAGTAGCCCCAATCAAAGAATCTCGTATGCGCTGATGCCCGTCACCTTCTTCTGGTGAGTACGCAGTCGGCGCAAACCTTTGAGGACAATCTGTCTTGCTCGCTCCTTGGTGACATCGAGTTCTTCACCGAGGTCTTCGAGCCGACCTTCCTCAATGATGCACGTCAAGATGGCGATCTCCTCGCGTTCCGTGAGTGGTGTGGTCTCGACGATGCGTCGCGCAAGATCACGAAGCTCGTCGAGTTCGGGGTCAGTCTGTTGTTGCCATGACCAACCTTTGCGGGGTAGCTCGGGGAGTTCGTCGTCCCTGCTGTGCCAGATCCGTTTGATCTCGCTCGACAGATTGACGACCCCAAGTTTCCCGTAGTACGGGAGTGCACGGCTCATTTGCAAATCGGAGTCATAAGCACGTTCACCACGACGATGCCCACCGCGATCAACACCATGCCGAACACAATGAACGAGTGCGTCGCGAATGAGCGGCGTTGCTCTTCGCCCTTCTGCTCCATCTTCTCGGCGTAGCTTTTGAAGATTGCTTGCAGTTCGGGAGGTGCGGTGTACACCAGCCAGTCGCGAAAGTCCTGCTGAAACTTTGCGTCCTTGTGTTCGTTGATTGCCTCTGTCAGTACGTCTGTGTCTATCTTCATGTGTTCTTCTCCTTGAGTTTGGCTTCCAATATTTGAACAAAGGCTTTTACATCTGCACTTGTTACAGAACCGTGTTTTGGTGTCAGCCACAAAATTCTGCTTTCTTCAATCTCATCATCCGTCAGCCCAACCCATTCACGCTTTGGTTGTGGGTGGGTGTAGAGAGGAGTGTCCGTAGGACAAACGGGGTCTACATACTTTAGTAGACGACCATATTCATCCATCCACGCCACAGGCTCTTGCTTCTCTGCCTCTGCGATGGCTTGGTGTAGGGATGTGATGGTTTCCTCTGTCATTGCAACGCAGTCGGATGCCAAATCTTCTTGACCCTTAAACGGCTTTACATTTCTCAAGAAAACCAAATTGATTTCCAACGCCTCAAGACACTGTTTCATTGCTTCAATACTCATGTGTTCTTCTCCTTGATGCCGTGGGCGGCTTCGACATTACGAATAACTGCCATGTTGTAAAACTCGCCAAAT